ATGAAAGGGGGAGTTTATCGAATACTTACGTTGATTAGGAGAGTTTGGCAAATGCCCAACAGTCGTACATTCAGTATCAAGCCTATTCGGGAACTCATTCAAAAATACGCAAACGGCTATATCATAGATCCGTTTGCGGCCGGGAACAGGCTTGCGAATGTGACGAATGATATTGATCCCCAATATGATACTGATTTCCATATGGATGCCACGGATTTCCTGAATTCATTTAAGCCGGATAGTGTGGATACGGTTTTATATGATCCACCTTATTCTCCACGACAAGTTGCGGAATGTTATAAAGCGTTAGGAATCACGGTCAATATGCAAACCACTCAGGCCTCGTACTGAAGCAGGCAGAAAGAAGCCATCGGCCGGATTGTGAAAAAAGGCGGCATTGTAATCACCTGCGGATGGAACTCTGGTGGAATAGGCAAGAAATACGGTTTTGAAATCATAGAGATTCTATTGGTCGCCCACGGCGGGTGGCATAATGATACGATTGTGACAGTGGAAAAAAAAGTATTATAGAATATGGCGGAACAGGAAAAATACGGCATGGAGCAGCTTGCCGAATATCTGGACATGCGAATACGGTACGAGGAAAAAATCATAAAGGAGAACCGGAATAAACTGGACCGGGATTACCTTTATTATTTTGTATGGACCGGGGAGGAGTTGTTCAAGTCCCATTTCATGGTAAAACAATACGGGGAACTCCGGCTGATAATCAGGCAGGTGGAAGCTCCCGGGGAGGTACATGGATATATACGGCATAAACAGGCGGAATGCCTGAATGAGCTGACCAGCGGGAGTATCCGCAGGCGTAGCACGGACGAGATTTTCAATCTGGCACATACCTACCGGCTGGAATGTATGCAGAAACTGGTCAAGGATTATACAGACTTCGAACGGCTTCTGTCCATGAAGGCACCCCGCAAAGAGGTCAAAGCGAAGAGGGAGCCTGAAAAAAAGAAGCCGGAAGGATTAAAGATGTAACGGATATGAGACAGGAAAACTGGAGCGTCCGCAAACTACGGAAATTGCTGGACAACAAGATCGAAGCTGTCGAGAATGTCATGCGCGAGGGGCTGGAGTCCGCCTCTACGGACTACTGCCGTTTCTTTGAATGGAAAGCCGCGTACCTGTACAAGGGGGAGCTGCTGCGCGGGCATTACCTCCTGTTACGTAATAAAGCCGGCAGGACGGATGACGTGGAGGACCTGAAGAGGTATTTCAGGGATATCGCCAGGTACCACAGGGAAAGGCTGGCGGGCGGAACGCCGGCGGGAAGCGGCACCCATCCGATGGAGGACATCGCCCGTGCACTGTCGTTGGAATGCTCGCGGCAGGTGCTGAAAGATTGCATGGAATTCTCGCATCTGCTTTCCATCAGGAAGCCGGAGCAGGACGTAAAAGAGGAAAACAGACAACCCGTAAAACATAGGAAGAACGGATTAAAAAGATAAGGTATGGAAAGACAGAACCCAGGCATGGTCCGGTTTATGGACCGGCTGAATGAGAAAATGGAAGTCCTGGACGAAAAGATCCAGAACAAGGCGGCAAAAGCCGGTGAGGATTACCTCTCCTTTTTCGAGTCACACGCAGAAGAGGCGTACAAGGAGTATTACCTGTACAAATGTTTCAGGGACTTGAGAAAGAAGGCAAGGGAATCGGGCAGTCCGGAAAAAGTGTTGGAGTATCTGAAAAAGAGGCAGAATGTCTGCCTGGATACGTTGCTCAGGCAGGACATCGCAGCCCGCAGTACCAGCCCGATGGCGAACATGGCGCACACGCTGCGGCTCGAATGCGTCCAGCAGCTCGTGGAGGATTACGGTCATTTCATCCGGATGCTTGCCGACACGCTCCGGCAGCAGGAGACGCGGCGGGATACCCGGAGACTGCGGGAAAAGGAAAGCCGGAGAGGGCCAAAGCTATAGGCACCTTCCGCTCCCGGGTGATCACGAAGATGAGAATAAAGTTAAATTGTTGGTAATATGAGTTATATCATTATGAAGACGAGGAAATTACGCCTTATTTTGTTCTTTTAAAAAAACTGTATATGAAGATTGTGGAACATAGTGTAAGACGCTGGGAGTCCTACCCGGGAGCGGACACGGAAACCTGCCTGTGGGAAGCCGGCGTAGAGCATGAAGGCGAATATTACGAGGTGCGGATGGAAGCAAGGGAGGTCGGCGCTGACAAAATGTATTATATGGGATATATCAGGAATACCCGGTGCATAAAGGCGTATTTCAGTGACGGCTGGCTGGGCTTCGGCTTTTCCGATATACGTGGCACGTGCAAGTATATCCTGAAGTCGATGCGGAAAGTGATCCGGGGGGACTACAGTTCCATCAAGGGAGCGGGCCATTCGGTAGACATGCCTTGATAAATAAAACAGGGCCGGGACGGAGATTTCAAGGGCTGTTCTCCAAAATAACGGGGAACAGCCCTTTTTTGTTACCGCCAGCGGCGAAGGATTAAAAAAGAGACAGGCCGCTGAAGAGGCAGTGGATGAACAGACGGCCTTTCTCGGTCCACACCGTATGCATGGCTGTGCCGGTTTCCCCGCAACGGCTCTGCCAGCTGTGCGTATGGGTCCGTGTATATCCTTCCTTCTGATAACGTGCGGTGAGCAGCCAGGTTCCGCTCTGGCGGAACTGGATACCCAGAGCCTTCAACCTCATGTTCAGCTCCCTGCCGCTCATGCCCAGCTCCTTGGCGATCTGCGTGGCCGTGTAGGTGCTTGAGGAGCGGAGCACCTGATCAAAGTAATGTACTTTCGGGGCCTGCAGGTCCAATTTAAGGGTGTTCAACGCGTTTTCCTTTTCCAGTCCGGATATGTACCGGTCACGCTCTTTCAACTTGTCCTTAGCCAGCTGTAGGGCCCGTGAAAGCAGTTCCGCGTCCATTTCCCCCTCCTTTTCCAGCAGGTAGCCGCCCTCCTTGAGCGTGCGCGGGACCAGCTCGTCGAAGATCCAGCTTTCGAACCTCTCGGCCGAGGGCAGGCGGCTGCCGGCCATCAGGCGGTACAGGTTCCCCTCGTCGATGAACTTCACTTTCTGTCGGCCGCCTGCCGTCAGGAGGTCGTGGATGCGTACCCCCTTCGGCCTGCAATGCCGGTTGACGGCATCCTTGGGATTGGCGTATCCCAATGCCGAGGCCACGTCCCTGGCGCAAAACCAGACCCTGCCTCCGGCTTCCACGGTCCGGACCTTGCCGAACTCGGGATGTTCTGTTATGACTAACATGTGCATGTCGTTTACTGTTTATAGGTTGATTCTATCGCTTTGAATATCTCATGGATTACCTGGGGGACGATGGCGTTCCCGTATCCCTTGACGGACTGTTGCCGCCAGGAAGAAAAGGTAATACCGTCCAATTGACAGGGAATCCCATCATCTCGGCCACAAACAGGGGATTGAGTTGGAAACTCCTCCCAGCCTGGGCGAAAAAATCGGGAAGGCTGCCCTGCCGCGGGTTCTTCCCTTTCCGCTCGAAATTCTCCAGCGTCGGAGCTCCTTTCCAGTCCCTTGCCGCCGGGATCGGGAGCAGCCCGTGGAAGTCCAGGAAATCCGTCAGGCCGTTGGGGTTCTTCTCCCCGTCCTCTGCCTCGTGCATGGACGTGCGTCCCTGACGTTTCCAGCGTTCCATCCGTTGCCAGTGGTGTATCTCCGTCGCTGTCGGGGTGGGCAGCAGCATCTCGCGGATGATCTCCGGCAGGCCTTTCTGCTGGCTTCCGGGTCCCCTTACCTTGAAATCCGAGGCTATCGGCGTGGGCAACAAACCAGACACGATCCCTTCTGTGCGGGGCACCGACGGCACAAGCCGGAATAAGCAGCGGCTGGACGGTATATCTTTCACGCTCAAGATCACGGCAGATGGTCTCGACGACGTATTCCTCCCGCTTACGGTATACAGGCTGATCCTCTCCGAACAGAGAGGGCTGACATCCCACGTAAGTCTCCTTGCCGGGCTGTACCACCTGGAGGATGCCACCAACGTTCTCACCAACGATCCAACCGGGCCGGATCTCGTGAACGGTGCGGAGCATGTGAGGCCAGAGGTAACGGCTGTCCTCCGCGCCCTTTCGCCGGCCGGCAACGGAAAAGGGCTGGCATGGGAAACCTCCTGTGAGGATGTCGATCCGTCCCCTTCATTCCCGAAAATCCGTAGTTGTAATATTCGTATAACTTTCTGCATGGCTGAACCAATAATTTAAAATCCGGTTACAAAACTCGTCTATCTCGCAGTGGAAGGCGTTGCGCCATCCCATTCATTCGGCGGCGAGATCCGCCGCGCCAAACCCGCTGAAAAGCGAGGCATGTACCAACTGTCTCATATTGAATCATATTAATCGGTTAATGAATCCGTTACATTCCCGGTTTCCTTTTTCACCGGAATGGTTATCACCATTTCGTCGATCTTGCGGTATATCCTGCCCATCTCCAGCATGTTCTTCAACCGCAGGATGTCCGTGATCTCGTAGACGGTTATGCCGTTCTGCACGCTGAAACGGATGTACCCCCTCTGTCGTTGCGTCTCCACTTCCTCACGGGTCATCTGGAGAAGCTCGCAGATCTCCTCCAGCGTGAAGGTTAGCCGCACTTCCTTGACGGTATGCGCGTAGGTCAGGATACTCAGTATTTGCAGGCATTTACGGTGTGCCTTGACAAGGGCGGCGAACTTGTTCCGCTCGATCATGATGTACTTACTTTGATTTTCCATTTGTCTTGCTATTTTTAATAGTCGTTATTGATTCCTGTTATTCGAAGGCTTCCGGCAGGGCGGCCGTGCCATATTCCTCCCGGAGAAACTTGTACACGTCGAACGCCCAGAAGTAGACCTTGCCGCTGATCTTGAAGGACGGCAGCTTTCCCGACATGCGCCAGCGTATCAGTGTCCGGTCGCAGACTTTTAGCTGGAGACGCATGTCACGGCTGTCCAGCATCTGCTTGCCGTTGAAGTTACTGAGTGCCTCCAGCTCCATTTCCAGGCGGGCGATGAGCTTGTTCTGACGCTCGAAGCATCCTTCGATCATCTGCCTGAGCTCCATGATTTCATTCTTGCCTTCTTCCATTTTCCGGTTGTTTTTAGTTCGATACTGTTTTTGTCTTTCTTCGCCTGCAAAGTTTTGGAAAATCAGAAGGCGAACATAGGGTTGACGGGTACCGCCAGCCCCATATTTTATTAGTAAAACAGTCTGTATCAATGATGTATTTTCGATACTTTTTTGAAGGGATAAAACTTGATTACCGGAAATGATTCATTCGTAGGAAGAGTGAATATGGTAAAAAGGAGGTATTTTGCAGATGGAAATAAAAAGGGAGGTCAAGCCCGATGCAGGACCTGATCTCCCTTGAAAATCTTTCATGAAAACTTGCTAAGGTCAAGTAAATTAACTACTTTTGTAGCTGAAGAGTTATTTGAGGTTATGCAGAAAAACGCAAGCGAGCGATGGACTTTCGTCACCTAATCGTTACCTGCCTATTTTCTATGCTCCGCTTATCTGTTGAGACTCAAAAAATTAAAAGGAACTACGCTATTTTGATGTGTAAAACAGAGGATTATATAAAATTATTATTAATATCTGCGGTGCATACGGGACTAACGGATTTTGAAAACACTTATGATATTCAGTAAATTATAACGTTTCTCCGAAAAAAGCACCCAATTTTGCACCTACATAGCTTCTATGTTTTTCTGTAAGGAATTTGCCTTGTTCCAACAGTGTAAAAATACTAATTTTTAATGAAATGGCAAATAAATTACTTATAAACATTAAACATTTGCCTGTTGATGTGAGGTTATTCTAATATTTTTAGTAAATTTGTAGTAATGAGTTTGGAGATAACCTTTAATCTTTGCTACAATGCAATCTTTATTCGAACAATTAAAAATAGAAAAAGTCTATGAACTTCTTTTTCCAGAGAAAAAGAAAGGATTGGCTGTCATTTGGTTATATGAGCGGGTGAAGAATGGAGAATTTGAGTACGGAATTTTTAAGGAAAAAGATATACATCATGCTTTTGAAGCAGTAAGTCTTATCAAACGTGAACCTATACGATTACAATGGGTAACTTATACAGCTTATATTCTAGAGCTACAAGAATTTTATCTTATCTATAATGATGAAAACCAAACCTATATGTTTACTGATTTTGGTTTTCAGATATGCGATAAGATATACCGTCTGATATCTCAGCGTTTTAATCCTACTTTTATAGAAATAACCTGTGCGGAACTACATGAAAAGCTTGAAGTTGCTGCCACAGAAGAGCAAATAAAAAATTGGCTTACAGTAGACTTGTTTAAGTCTCGAACTCTTTTACTGGAACAAGTCGACTATCTTAATCAGCAGATTGACCATTCCGTAACGGCTTTAAGTGAAAAAGCCAAAAGACGCAAAGAAACTTTGCTCGTAGCTTTACAGGAAATAGAAAAGCAAATCGATACCATACGTCAGCAAAATAGGGAGTTAAGAGCAGCTTTCCGAGAAACTGACCGAATGAATGATATTCTAATTTCGCATCCAGTACGCGACGATAGTGAAGAAGTAGACGATCTTATTAGTGAAGCTATCTCATATTTTGAAGGTATTCATCTCCGTTTGGCGATGGTAGATTCACGTATTGATAGAATACAGCCTAAAATAAAACAGTTTTTTGCCTCTCTTAACCGTGATATATTTAATACCAAAGTAGAGAAGTTCTTGTATTTCCTGCTCGAAAAAAGCCAGGTTACAGATAAACAGATACAGTTTCCAATTCCTTATAACGGAACGATTCAATTGGCGGACTCATCCCCTATTTTTACTTCTATAGATAGACCCGAAAATCTTTTTCCTCCAGAACGTAAACAGCGTTCTGAGTATAAAAAAGATTCACAAAAAGAACAAGAAGCACATCGGAAAGGTCATATGCAAATGATGCGACAAATTCATATCCAATGGTGGCTAGATTTTATTCGTCAGAAATCTCTGAAAACAGATGCCGTACATTTGCCTGAAATATTCTTCGACATCTTGGAAAAACATGATAACGATTTGCAGCTCGCTATACAAGTGATCGACCAGAGTATTAAAAGATATAAGGAAGACCCATATTGGGAAATACAGATTGATACAAGTAAAAAAATAGATAATCCCTGTTCAAAATATACAATATCTGATATATGGATGAAACGAAAATAACTCAAAAATATGATTTCCTCGAATGTGAAGACGGTGCAGTGCTGTTTTCACAATTGGTAGAGGCTCTAAAAAGAGGTGCTCATATACAATATGAAGGAGATAAAACACTTTTTCTTTATCTAAATAAATATATAGATAATCTAACAGCCTATTTTGAACGACATGAGAATATAACTATCATTCCCGCTGGGAGTGGAAACGAACTTTATTATTTCACGCTTTATCATCCTGTATTAAGGGGTAATTATTCCGTCGAGCGGTCATCTTTACCCAAAGAACATATTCTTATTGCCTTGCTACTCTACAAAGCTTATTATATTGATCACAACATAGAACTAACTTCTGTGAAAAAGTTCGTAGCTCTAATCCGTGTGGATATGCCTGATCTCAAAAAGCATGTACAACGTCTGCTGGTCAAAACAAAAGGCTCTAAAGAACGTTTTACTGAAACAAATGATATCCGCATTGAGCAAGAAGTACAACGCGCATTCAAAAATTTCCATAAGCTAAGATGGATAAATTTGAAAGAAGACGATTTTACTATCCTCCCTGCATTTCAACGTATTACTCGTGAATTTGCTGATTATATTAATTACATAGACGAATGGCTTAAAGAAGAATAAACATGAAAAAATATCCTCGTATTTACAGTCTGTCTACCGTTGGTGTCATACACCATCAGGAAAATGATTACATTTTTCATCCCTTTCGTACTGATTTTATTGGTGATAGCGGTTCTGGCAAAAGTATTATAGCTGATTTACTGCAACTTATATTTGTTGGATCTTCCGCTTTCCGTTCCGCAACTATTCCGGTCAAGGATAAACGAGAACCTGATGGCCTCGTTTTGCGATCGCCCGGTAAATCATTAGATTATGGATATGCATTTGTTAATATAGAAATAGCCAACGGACAATTTATTACAGTAGGTGCCTATCTCGAAAGCACTTCTAAAGCCACACGCCCTTTTATTGTACAAGCAGGACTGGCTATTGAGCAAGATGAGTTTGCCCCTATGTCTAAGCCTCTTTATGCCATCGATTTTCAGGATGGCGAATATATCATTCCATTAGATGAGATTATTGAATACATGGAGGAAAAAGAATTAGTTTTTAAAGAGTGGCAACGTATTTCCTATTTTCATAAAGTGCTCTATAAAAACAAAATACTCCCACTTGACCTCACCGATAAAGATAAAGCTTTAAAAGATTATGCAAAGATAATTCAATCATTTTCAAGAGGCAAAGAACTTGACACTACAAAAAGTTCCAGTTTATTGGACTTCTTATTTGGGCAGGAAAAAGGAAAAGAGTTCATGAATAAATACAAGTCAATTGCAGAAGAAATAGAAAAAAATGCAATAGACTATGGGAAAAACAATAATGAAATTACTTTACTAACACAAAAATGCTTTCAAGTTAGTGATTTGTATAAAATGTTAATTAAAAAAAAGGAAGCAGAAAAAACATATCGGACTTGTCAATATCTTTTTTGCTAAGAGACTACAACTCGAATAAAAAAAGTCTTCAAAAGGAACTTTATACTTTTTTACAAGCTCTAGAAGATTTATCCGGATTGCAAATATTAGTCCGACACGAGTTAGAAGAGGCAAAAAAAAATCGCGATCAGAAAGAGTTTGCTTACGAAGAAATAAGTGATATTTATCATGAATGGCGACAAAAGAAAAATTTGCTGAATAGTGCCAACAAAATGATTGAACAGTTAAAGATTCTTCCTGAAGAATTGGCGGTCTATTATGAACAATACAAAATACAAAAAAAAGACTATATCTACTATAAACATTTGAAGGATAAATTGGTTAACTCCCGTATAATTGATCTTTTTACAAATTCAGGCTGGAAAGATGGATTAGCTGCGGGAAATGGCTTTTACCTCAAAAAGATAGATGAACTACGTAACCGTTTATCGCAATTGCACATAGTAGAGCAGTTTCACGATATAAACAATCCTAATTCACTTATACGTTGGGCCCTGTCGGTGCAACGTAATTTCACAAAGGAAGAAGAAAGTCTGATTTATCATTTTCAGAGGTATGGAATGGATAAGCCTAATCAACCTAAACCGCTTGACCGCTATGTTTGTTTCCCTGAAAAATTATTAAAAAACAAAAATATAAAACCTGATACAGAAGGATTCTGGATAAACCTCGGTGGTGTAAACGAATTTGTAAACTACATAACAAAAGAACAGCTGTGTCTCAATAATGATAGGGAGACGATTTTACAATATTTTCAATCACAGGTGGCTAATATAGAACAGGAAAAAAAGGCAATTGAAGAAGAATTAGAGCAGTGGAACAAACTATATGATATAGTAAATTCCCTTGATGCACCAGCCCGCTCGATAGAAGTATATATCCATAAGCCCGAGATAAAAACATTTCAGGAAATAGCAGTTTTAAATATCTCTCCCGAACAAATACAACATTCTGTAAAAAGTTTAGCAGAAAAAGACTTAATAGAACAATCGGAGAAAAAGGCGAAAGAAGAACTAGCATTACGGTACGAACAGTTTACACAGAATAAGGCCATAATTGAAACGTTCCCTAGTCTTATACAAAGAATATCCAGTTTATTAAACAGAATATCAATAAAAATAGAACCGTACAAAGCAGACTGGAACACCCTTTTGCTGACACAAACTATTCAAGCTTATAAAGAAGACGATTATATAAATGCAGATAATAAAACAGAGTTCTCTAAGGATGAATTAACTATTTTAAGTACCGCATTGAGTAGATGCGATGAATTAATGCAGTCAGTAATCAACTTAAAGAATCAAAAAAATCATCTTAATATGATTGAAGCCGAATATATATCACTTTATACGGATCTACCCTCCATTAATAGTTATTCGGCAGTAAGTAAAGAGTCGGTAGAAGAAGCCAACAAACTTCATATTCAAAATAGTATAGCCTATATTAACCAGTACACCAATATGGTAAAAGATTTCATACCAAATGAACAATACAAATTTGAAACCAGTCATGATTTCAAAGAGTTAATAACTAATCTATTACCAGATTTATTTCCTGAAGATATGATTATAGAGGAAGAAGTCGTTGACAGAATCAAGAAAAAACTCGAAGATATAAATGAAAAAAACAGGGAATTGAATAATAAGAAAATTAGTAAAATTCAGGACTTATTAACCGAAGTGAAACGACAAATCGAAGCACAATGGGATGAAATTCGTCGCATAAATCGCTTCTTTGCAAGTGGTAGAAAAAAAATATCCGGCGTATATAATATGAAACTTGAGAAAACAGAATCTTTGCAGTTTCCCGTTAGCTGGTTAAGTCAATTCAAATATAAGACATCTTTGGAGAATATGGAAGATATATTCGAAGGTTCCATTTTAAACGAACTAAATACACAAGTATCCATTCGTGAAAAAATAATGAAAGCTTTCTGTGAAATGACTAATAACTATTCCAAAGACATAACGTTAGAAGATCTGTTGAATCCTAATTCCTATATAGAACTGAGTCTTGATATGAAAAACCATTTTGGACGAAACAATAAAGGAAGTACAGGACAGACGTATGCTGCCATTGCTCTGTTGTGTATAGCTCGCCTTTCCATCATCGGTAACAAGAACAAAGCACAAGAAGAAGGATTGCGGTTCATGCCTATTGATGAAGCAGAAGGATTAGGAAGTAATTTTGACCTGCTAAGCGATATTGCCGAAAAGTACGATTATCAGATCTTAACTTTTTCAATCAATCCTTTAGGTAAATATAGTGAACAACATGTGTATATACTTAACCGTAATCTGGACGCAGAAGAAGACGTAAATTATGCTCCTATAGAGATACGTAGTCGAAATGATATTGATCCGGAATTGGCAAAATTTATAAATTTAAGTGATTATGGAAGCTGATCTGACATGGCGAACACTCACTGCGATGTATTCCCTTTACGAGGGAAATAAAATACCGGCAACAAAAAAAAACGATAATAAATTCCGAAACTTGATAGGCAGAAAGTTGGTGCAATATCAGCCAGGTAATCATAATTACTTGATTAAAAGTGAAAAGTATGATGCTTATTTTGCTAAACGTTACTTGGAAGATTATTTGGAATATGACCGTTTTTTGAAGACTGTCCAACCAGATGTAACTGGTAGACAAACATATACGGTTAATGATATCCGCTCCTTACAGTTTATCGTTGATAACAAGGAGCAAATTCGAAACTCTCTCACGACTCGACATACGTTTAGTGAAGACTTCTTTGAACATGGTGGAAGCAAGCATCTGGATACTTATCAAAGTCTGAACAATTTGGTGCTCTCCATCTTGGGAGTAGAGGATTATCCACAAGAAGATCCTAAAATGCATCAATGGAGATTTGTTGTAGATGTCGGTGATCCCCGTTGCATAGTACTTTGCGAGAATCTTAATTTTCTAAAAATTCCCCGTATTGCCCGTGAACACAAAATCGAGTTATGGTATGTAGGTGGAAATAATACGAAAGGAATTCATTTTATTGATGAAAAGAAAATGGATAAACTCCTATTCTATTCTTGTGATTGGGATTGTAATGGCTTAGAAATCTATATTCGATTAAAAAAGATTTTTCAAGAGAAAGGATATGATATAAAACTTCTCTATCCTTCAGATCCAATAAAGAAATATCCAGTCAATATGAAAAAACATAAAAGCAAATGGAAAACGACACTTCCATTGTCTGGCTTAGAACAATCTTATTTTACTCCCAAGGAAATTCGTTTGATTGATGAACTGGTAAAGACGAATAAATGGATAGAAGAGGAAACGAATGATTTAGTAGCGATGGTAAAGGGGTATATTGATTTTGAAAAATAGCGAATTTAAAAGGCTGAAAAGGATATTCAGAACGAACACTTTATCGTTTTGAATACGGAACCTTGCTAATCGAAGACAAACAATAAAATTCAGTATTCGAGTAAGCTATCCTGAATAAGATAGTTCGTAAATCATTTGAATCATTCAAAAATAAAGTTACTTTTGCCATGGAAAAGCCAGGAAACGATTTATATATCATTTAAATAAAACGTTATGAAAAATATACTCGGATTAGACTTAGGAACTCATTCTATTGGTTGGGCTATCATAGATCAAGATAGCAATAAGGTTTTAAATTGTAGGACAACAATCTTTACTTTAGTAAAAAGGAGGCATCAATCAACCAGAAGTAGCTATGTATTTTCCTTCTTCAAAAAAAGAAGTCTTGCTATATTATGGATATGCTTTTGCTTTTGTAATATCGCATTAATCATTGACTTTAAGAATTGGCAGTTTTGGCTAAACCTTATTATGACACTTTTTTTATCTGTCATAAGCATGATTGATAATAAATCATTTAAAAAACATGATAAGCTATAACTTACAGATAACAACTCTACTTTCATAATCCATTCAATCTGTCTATTCAGGAAATAGTTAGGTATTCGGTATAATCTACTGTTTTGTAATAAGCTATCAAGCCTTTTCTATAATTCAGAAATACGAAATCTTTGGCTGAATATGCAAGAATAATACCAGTCTTCATCAAAGTAATACTCTCTACCATCCTTATAGTCCGTTTATTTACGTCTTTACCGTTGTCATCATCATAAAAATGAATAAAGAAGGCATCTGCCGACTTTACATTCAACATATCAATTTCGTATTTTGTGATTTTCATATTTTTCAAGCAAAACATCAACCATTTTCTTACGATTTCTTGAATAAATGAAAACTATAGCTTATATTTGTTCAACCTATACAAATAGAGGTATACATGTCGCAATGACGAAGTATGTACATGACTAATTCAATGGTTTTTCCGAAGTTTAGGCCCATTTACCGTTGACTATTAGCATTTTACATATTTCAAGCAGGAATTGAACCATAATTTAATATTCAACAGACTTGTATGTGTTTAATTATCAATATCTTATAACATATTATTAATAAGCTGCAGGCATCGTTTGAGAGCATGAGTCCCCGGTTCGATTCCTGGTGGCACCACTTTCAAGAGAAGAAAAACGATGTAAATACCTGAATTTCAAAGAAGTTCAGGGATTTTTCTTTTCCAAGAATAAGCAAAATCAGTGGGATTAAAGCAAACTGTACGTCCTTATTCAAGGGACGGTTTTTGAAAGCTCGAAATGTTCCACAACAGAAGTGTTACTTTGTTGTTTTACAGTACGTTGCGCTATTTTACACAACAGGATTCTCGGTTCGATTTCCTAACTTTGTATCATTAAAAATTGAGCCGTATGGAAAGAAAAAGATTCAGCGTGTTGTTCTTCATCAAGCGTAGCAAACTGTTAAAAAACGGGGAAGCACCCGTGCGTGTACGTGTCACTTACGACCGCTTATACGTGGAACTTCAACTAAAACGGAGTGTCAAAGTCCCACTCTGGTCGCAGGAAAAAGAGAAATCGATAGGCAAAGACCGCAATTCCGTAGAACTTAACCATTATATTGATGCCTTGCGTGTGAAGTTCTACCAAATCTATCAAGACTTGGAGTTGGAGGGAAAGATTATCTCCGCACGTGCCATAGTAAACCGTTATCAGGGGAAAGACGAAACTTTCAAGACATTATATAATGTGTTCAAGGAGCATAACGACAACTGCCGGAAGCTAATCGGAACGGATTATGCCGACATTACCGTAAGACGTTACGATAACTGCCTGAAATATCTCATGGAACTGGTAAAACGGGATTATAAGGTAGATGATATGCTGTTGCATGAGGTGAACGGGGAACTGGTACGCAAATTCGATTTATACCTAAAGACAGAGAAACATTGCGCACAGAACACCGTTATCCGGTACATGAAATGCTTCAAGAAAGTGATAAACCTTGCCATTGCCAACGAGTGGCTGACAAAGAACCCGTTTGCCGGAATCAAATTTCACGAGGTGGAGGTAAACAAACAGTTCCTAAGCCAAGCCGAGATAAACCGGATATGGCAGAAAGAGTTCAAGATTGAGCGGCTGGAACTGGTACGGGATGTTTTTATCTTTTGTGTGTATACGGGACTGGCATTCATAGACGTGTATAATTTACGCCCTGAACACGTTTCAGAGGACAGCAACGGTAATTTGTGGATAGTAAAGCCCCGTGAAAAGACAAACAATCTCTGTAACATCCCGCTTTTGAGCATCCCCAAACAGATACTTGAAAAGTATAAGGATAACCCCTACTGCATGGATAAAGGAACTTTACTGCCCGTTCCCTGTAATCAGAAGATGAACAGTTACCTGAAAGAGATTGCCGACCTGTGCGGAATCAAAAAGAACCTGACCACGCACACCGCCCGGCACAGCTTCGCATCGGTCATTGCGCTGGCTAACAACGTGTCACTGCCGAATGTGGCTAAAATGTTGGGGCATTCATCCACACGAATGACGCAGCACTATGCAAAAGTGTTAGACCAAACGATATTAAGGGATATGCAAGCAGTTGAAAAACAAATTAATAATTTGCATATATGAGTTTTTTCTGCTAAATTTGACAATAGAAATATTATAAATATAAAAGCCATGTTTGATTTTACACAAATAACACTTGTAATAGGGAAGTACAATAAAAATACTCATGCAATTGACATGTTAGGAACCGGATTCCTTATTTCTAATGAGGGTAAAGTAGTTACAGCACGACATGTTGTAGGAAATGAAACAAATGATTTATGCGTTTTATTACCTCATATTCCGAATATAAATGTTTATCAAGACGTAACAGACTTGTCATGTCGTCCTGCCACTGCTATTATTGAAGATATAAATCCAATTACTGATTTATGCATATTAAAAACGAATTTAGGATTTAATGGCAATTTACCTCCATTGGAATCATTAGATAACATTCCAGTGGGAGAGAAAATTGGTATGTTTGGATTTCCACATTGTGTTATGGGCAGAAGAGTGTTAACATATCAAGAAACAGAAATTGGAGCTAAAATGTTATTAGAAACATCCGGAATCAAATCAAAATATGCAACGATTAATATACAAACAAGACCTGGACAATCAGGTTCTTTAGTATTTAATATTAGGACGGGTGCAATTATTGGCTTATTAATAGGCACTTATGCACCTGCATCAGGAGTTATTATAGCCGGAATAAACCCTCATGAGTTAAACCAAACTTCTTATTGTATTTCTGCAAATCACATAAAAGAAATGTTATGATAGAAATAGATGATTTATCACTTAACGAGTGGTATGCTTGCCTTAAACCATATCAAAAAGTTGTTATTGAACAATTAGTATCTAAATATGGAGAAGAAAAAGCAGCCGAGGAATGGTTAACAGCGAGAGGCCCTATTCAAACAGCGACATTCGGAGGTAGTCAAACCAACATGGCAGAAGCCCAAAACTATTGGAGCAGACTAAAAGATGAATTTGACAAACTCATTTGTAGACATCCTGATTATGAAAAAGAACAAAAGAAATTTTTAGCGGCAGGAAAATCTATCGGTTTGGGAAGTGTTACTGCTCTATCAAATTGGTTATCACCAATTATAGGAATGACACCTGCCATTTTAGTTCCTGCCATTATCCTAATATTACACACTACATCCAAAATGGGAGTTAAGGCATATTGTTCTACAAAGCATTTTGTTACTGAATAATTTTTGAATAATTAAAAAGCCAGCAATGTCGTTTTTAATCAAACGAAATTGCTGGTTTTCAATCAATCAAACAATAAATACAGAAAACAAGATTGAAATAAAACAATCTTTCAATATTTCAAGAAAGCAAGATTCCAAGAATACAAGATTTCATGTTTTCAAGATTTCATGTTTTCAAGATTTCATTTTCTGTAATGCCTTTCCAGCAGGTCTAAAATCTCGCTTTTCCGGTAGATAATCTTTCCCGAAAGCTGCACGTAGCCCAGTAACCTCGTATCTCTGTAATCCTGCAAAGTTCGCTTGCTAATGTACAGCCTTTGGCAGACTTCCTCCCCCGTCAGGTAGTGTTCACCGTTCAGCACCGGGCGGTAGTTGGTGACAATATGCTCCACGTTCTCCAAAACCCGGTCAAGGGATGAAAACAATACCTACGTAGTTTCCGAATCTTTCGTTATCAAGTCCATACGATTCATGTTTTAGGGGTGTTCTTTACTTGGTTGAGTATAAAGGTTTCCACGTCCGAAGCCTTATAATAAATTTTGCTGTTGATTTGCGAGTAAGGCAGTTTGCCCGTATCACGGTAGGTTTGCATCGTCCGGGAGGAAACATTCAGCAGGCGGCAGGCTTCGCTGTTATCCAACCACTTGTCCTGCTTTCTCCGCAAAGGCAGGCAAAGCGCATCCATACGCCCCACAAATGTTTCAAACCTCTGCCGTCAAAGCTCGAATGCTTTCTTTTCAATCGTTACTATTTCCATATACCTTACATTATTATTATAAACAGGAACTTCTGAGTGCTAGACGAATTACCGCCAGGCTATTAAAACAGCGTTTTCTTGTAATTGGCACCAATCCTCCATCCCTTCTGGAACTTTTTATGAAACAGGTGGAGGATGCCAACAAATTAGTAGCGGTAAACAAGATCAGCATATCTCATTATAACAAACAACGGCTTGTTTACAGGCGTCTTAATGAATTCTGCAAGAAAACAGGAATCAATGACATGGCATTGGATAAATTTGACCGACAGACAATACATGAACTGGAAATATTCTTTAGAACCGATTGCAACTTATCCGTTAATTCCACTGCCAAAATGCTGGAATTTGTCCGCAAAGGAATATTATGGGCTTACCAATGTGGATTAATCCTCATTAATCCTTTTGCCTCTTACCGGATAAAAAAGGAGGAGACACAAATCCAATTTTTGAATAAACAGGAAATATCAAAGATAATGAAGAAGCAACTGGATGTTCCCCGGTTGGCTTTCATACGTGATTTGTTTGTCTTCAGCTGCTTCACCGGCATATCTTATGCCGACATGTGTAAACTGACAAAAGAGCAGATCATACACGATTCAAAAGGAAGCGGATATATCCATCTTTACAGGACCAAGACCAACCACCCGGCATTCATACCAATCCTCCCCCAGGCTCAAAAGATTCTTGATGAATACATCGGCCAGGATTCGTCCGGAAAAGTTTTTCGTGCGATTTCCAACCAGAAGACCAATGCTTATTTGAAAGAACTTGCAGACATTTGTGGCATAAAGAAGAAATTGACCTATCTGTAGCACGTCATTCTTTCGCAGTCACAATTTGCCTGGAGAACGGGCTTCCGATAGAGACTTTGTCCAAGGTATTAGGACATACCAATTTACGCGTCACCCAGTCTTACGCCAAAGTTACTTATAAAAAAGTAACGAAGGACATGCAAATATTGCAAAAGCAATTGAAATACTAAAACTGCCTTGCTAACTATAATAAGGCAAAAGATGGGAAAATAAATAAGTAGAAATGACACCTGATGCAACCTAATGACACTTGGTGCCAGAGGTTTGGAGATTACTTATCACCATCATTATTTTTGCTTCAAACAAAAATACAAGCCTATGCAAATCGTGAACATTGAAGCTGGAACATTCACCGAAATGGTATCAGCACTGCAATCCTTAAAAAACAAGATGGAAAAACTCCAAGAGGTTTATTCGGAAAAGAAAATGGATGAATGGTTGGATAATCGGGAGGTCTGTATGATACTTGGCATATCCCTTCGTACTTTACAATCCTTGAGGAGTAACGGTACCCTGTCTTTTACTCAAATAGACCGGAAGGTTTACTACCGTAAACGGGATGTCATATCATTATTGGAAACCATCAAAAACAAAAAATAAGATATGGGAAAAATCATTATGCGCACAGACATGGAGGTTGTCTTATTCTTTAAAGAAGTAGAGAAGTTATCAGAATTTATAGATTTTCTTAGGTCCCGTTACCGTCCTTCCCTCAAAGGAGAACAATACATGACGGACACGGAACTGGCCGAAAAACTTAAACTGAACAAACGCACTTTATTGGAATACAGAAATACCGGCAAGATTCCTTATTACCAAATCGGAGGAAAAATACTCTACCGGGAAAGTGACATTGAAAGCCTACTTTCTAAGAATCGTAGAGAGGCATTTAAATGACGTTCAAAGCATGTTAAACTCCATTTTAAACTAATTATCAAAGGGGCTGCACTCTATTTCGGATGCAGCCCCTTTATCTCTATTTAAAAATAAGTTTTGCTATCCCCTGCATATCTTCCATTATATTGTGATCCAGTACCCGTGCATAATGCTGAGTCATACGAGTGGAAGAATGTCCTAGCATTTTTGATACATTCTGTAACGCCACATTATTGGCCAACGCAATAGTAGTTCCAAAGGTATGCCGGCCCAGGTGCACCGTCAAGCGCTTATTGATCCTGCACAATACGGCAATCTCTTTCAAATATTCATTCATTTTCTGATTGGAAGGAACCGGTAAGCAAGGGCCATCCGGGTTATTGGGGTCCCATCCCTTATACTTTTCAAGAATTGCTACTGCAGGAGCAAGCAAAGGTACGTTACTGGTACAACTTTCCTTGGCAGTGGTTATTTTGACTCTGGACTTGTGTATCCATAACTGCCCCTTGTTGTCACGGCATAGATGTACTGGTAGTAAAGTACTAACATCAATATACGACATACCGGTCAGGCAACAAAACAGGAAGAAATCCTTAACATGCTCCAGGCGGGTAGTTGAAAAATCCTTTGAAATAATACGTTGCAACTCATCCAATGTCAGGAAAGTCGGACAGGTTTCCTCCTTGCGGAACAATCTCTTCCGCTTGCCGGCAAGCGGATCGAATGTAAGCCACCCGTTATCCCTGGCTATTCCTATTATCTTTCTGAAACAGCTCATATACTTGGTAAGCGTATTCTGGGACAATTTTCTTACTATCCGCAGATGCATCTCGAAAGCGTCAATGAACTCACCATTCAGTTCATTGAAAGCAATGTCCTCTTTCTTGTAGAATTCATTGATTGCTATTTTCAGGGACTCGTAGCAGTTGCCATAACGGGAAAGGGTGGATTTCTGATATTCTTTGCCGATCAATGCAGTCCAATCTTCCATATACCTCTTCATCGTACTTAAAACCGTACGACGTTCCTCTTTAGAGAACAGTTTGATTAAAAGGTGTTTAGGAGTTACCCAAGCCTCCTGGCAAACTAATTCTTTATGTATCTGGTACAACCGAACTGTCAGCGACTCAATATAGCTGTTCAATTCCATCGATACACGGTCTTTTCCTTTGCTGCATCCTTTTTGATTATTCCATAATCTGACTGGTATGGAACGCTGAATACGGATTTCATCCTGCTGTCCGTTAACTGTCACACGAAGAAAAATCGGCGCTTCGCCATTTTTCAATAATTTGCTCTTGCGGATGAAGAACAAAATTTTCATAGAATCCTGTTTCAT